GTATCTCGTGCGACACCGATTTGTGGTTCCCAGCTGTCGTCAAGAGCTTCTACCGCACCGGCTGTGCCAGTACCGATAGTAAGTGCAAGACCTCGTGTGACCGCCTCGTCAGCTAATACCGCACACGTACCACCAGTTTGAACCCAACCAAAATTTGCGGCTGTGATAGCTACGTTTGGAACTCCTACTGCCATGTCAGCTTGATCTGTTGCTGAGATGACTACTGAGTCAAATAGGTTCTTGGTTAGTGTGTACTCTGAAACATCGATTGTAAGAGCTACTGTCGTTGGCTGAGCAAGTGTAAGTGTAATTTCACCAGCACCAGTAACACCTGTGTTACCAGATACTCGGTAGTTTACACCTTCGCCTGTTGCGTCTGAGATAGTAACTGTACCATCTACATATGCGTCTGCTACAACTGTACCTGCTGCGTCTACGACAATTGATGTAACACCAGCTGCATACGTGCGAGCCACCGTCTTATTAACTACGTTTGCGTCAGCGTCAGCGTTTACAACGAGCTTACCAACTGCAAGGTTAGCTGCGCCAGCCTTGATATAGCGGTAAGTGTTATTAAACTCGTCAGTGTACTTTTCGCCAAGACGATGTTGCTGAACTGTACTTGTCTCTCGTGTGTTGATTGCAATTAAGTTATTTGACATATTATCTCCTTATCCTACGATTCCGGTTAAACGTGCATTCCTTTTAGGATTGCGGTGAATCAAGTTACCCATTACGAGGAAGAATCCAGCAGAACCGTATTGGTTGATGCTTTCCATCATGTCTCGGAACTGAACGCTTGAAGGTAATTTAGCTTCGCTGTAGTAGCCCTCTTGCTGTTCTGGGTTAGGTGATACTTGTTTAACACTCTTTGATGTTGATCGAAGTACAGGGAACTCTAGGTAATGTTCGTTGATTAGGTAAAGTGTCTGTGAAGGCGCTTTATCGTCAGCAACAAATGGAATCTTGCGGAAACTAAGGCTATCGAATCCTGATGCACCTTGTAGTGCTGTTGCAGGAACGGTGCGACCGATTGGGGTATTACCGTTGATAGTTGAGTAACCGCTAAGTCCTACTGAGTCGTACTTAGCTTGAACTGCTGCGTAGTGCAGACTTTCGAAGATGCTCCATACTGCTGGAGACATGTAACCGATGTTTGGTCGTTCCATCTCTACGCTTGAGGCGCTTGAGCTATCAATAGCTGTGGCGATTTCTTCAAAAGTTAGAGTAGCTGCCGCATCAACGTAAGCGTTAATGTTTGAGCCGTAAGTAGCACGAGTCAATCCACCGTATGAACTTGTAAGTGTACCGTCATCAGCGATGAGGTTGAAACCCTCAAAGTTTTTGCCAGAACCTACACCGTAGAAAAGAGTACCGATGCCGTTAAGCATTGATGTCTTAGCACGATCCATGATGCTAGTCAGGTAACGAATAGCTTGCGCTTCGCCTGTGTTTACATCCTGTTCCATTCCACTAGCCACTACTGATTGGTAGTAACCTTTAACGTACCAGCTCAATGAGCGAGTATTGTTAGTTTGTGCTGTACTGAATGAATCAAGTCCGTCAAATGAGCCGCCAGTCGCATCGTTGTCGATTTGAATGACTTGGTTCATAACGTGACCAGTCCAAGTACGGCCTAGCTGTACACCCAAAATACGAGCCGTAGCAACGTTACCATCATTTTTGGTATCGACTACTTTCGGTAGTATCTTGTTATAGGTGATGTCGGTGATTCTATTGTTGAATACCATACCTTTTTATCTCCTTACTTTTGATAATAAAAAAGCCACCAATGACTTGGTGTCTTCTGCAAGACACTATATCACACTGATGACTGTTTTACAATCTGCTATTTTATGAAGTCTTTAGCGTCAATCTTCTCAATATCGCTACTGTTGCTGTTCTCAAGTGCTTTGCTTACCTTATCAAGCATCTGAGTCAAATCAGCGTTGGTAATAGATTCACGTAGGGACTTCTGTAGGCGCTTGGCTTCGTCTTTGGTTATGATGTTCTTCTTTACTAATACCGCCAGTATAAAAGTTTCGTTGTTCATTACTTGAGTCCTTCGCTGGCAATTATCTCGTCAGCCAGTCTACTTAATGGAACATTACTTGGTACTACCTTTGGCTCGTCTTTGGAGCCGTTGTTATCACTGCTACTAAGACTTGCTACCTGTTTGCGCTGTTCGACAACCTCTTTGCCCTTGTTCGATTTCTGCTCACTGGCTTGCTCTTGGCTCATCATCTGCTTTGCAACATATACGCTGTTGATAGTGCCGTAGCCCTTTTCGCGCAGTTCCTTATTCTTAGTGTCCATCCAGTTGAGGATGTTGTTGAGTTCTTTAACCGCTGGGCTTTCTAGGAACTTGGGGTCGTTTGGATCGCCCTCAACCTTTGGCACTAAGCCCTGTTCGGCCATAGCTTTGTATTCTTTGCCAATACGGTCGTTCTCACCCTTAGCCTCAACAAGTGCGGTAGTTTCTTTCTGGTACTGCTCTGATGCGTTCTTATATACGTTGACTGCATCGGTAAACTTACGCTCGTTATCCATTATCTTAGATTGGAATTGCATCTGTTCGATGTTGTTCTTAGCTTCAAAGCCATCGGGAAACTTCTCTTTAACATCGTCTAGGGTGTAGAACTCGTGTTCGGTTCCGTCTTTAGCAGTTACCCTTACTGGGTCTACTCGTGAGCTTAGGAACTCACCAGCGTTTATTATCTCATTGAACGGCTTGACCTTGCCCTCGGAATCAAATACCTTGTCATCGGTCAACTGAAGTGTTTGCAGTAGGGTCTGCGCTTCTTGGTTAGCTACTTCTTGGCTGGCTGGTGGTTCAACAGGTGGTGTCGTCACTGGTGGCGTGTCGTCTTTCTTATCGTCAACAACTACGTCATCTTGCTTGTCATCACCAGCATCTTTGTCATCATCTTTTTGGTCATCTGCTTTATTGTCAGAATCACCATTATCAGCGTTGTCATCGCCCTTATTATCATCTTGCTGTTGGTCGTCTGTGTTTTGTTCGTCACCTTGCTCAGGTGGTTCTTCTGTAGCAGATTGAGAGTTATCTAAGTTCTCCTCCGCTATTATTGCGTCTGCGTCTTGCGCTAGAGTCATGGAGTCTCCTTATATTAGTGTCTGTATTATAGCACACCTAAGCTATAGGAGGTAACGATGGTGGGGGTGGCGCTGCTTGCGCTGGTGGCATAGGGTTCACCTCACTAGGTAGTGGAGGCATTGGGCCACCCTCAGCTGGTGGCTGTTGCATAGCTTCAGGTACTTCTACACTAGCCTGAACGCTTGGGTCTTCTGGTTGTGGGTATAGTTCCTCGTTAGTAATGCCGTTGAGCATCTTAGCCTTTTCAAGTTCAGCCTGTATGTGGGCTTTCAATGCTTCTTGGTTGGCTACTGGCCACATTTGGAAGTCGTTACTTAGAAGTTGCTTTTGGTGGGTTCTAATGTGGCGTGGGTCTACATCATCGCGTGGTGGGGCTTCTTGCCCTGCGCCTATGATTTCAAAGTCCTCAACAGCGTTTGCATCTTGGTCATCGTTGCGTATATCTTCGACAACAGATACCGAGTCAACTTGCTCTTTAATAACGCGCTCAACGTGCTTGCCTGGGTTCGGTACGCCCAAGAACTCGTAAAGAGATAGCAGAGATATCTTGCCCATCTTAGCGAGGTTCAAGGCTACCGCTTCAAGTCGTGCCTTATCCATAGGAACAGTCGAGCCAGCTTTAACGCGTACTTTAATGCCATCTTCTATATCATCTCGGCTAAGTGCTACGTGTGTAAACCTACCATCCTCACCTAAGACTGACGCAAAGTGATCTTCGGTGTAATAAACTTTCATCATTTGTAGGAGTTGTTTGTAGTAGGTATCAAGACCGCGATCTACTGCGCGTACTAATAGGTCTTGTCTACCTTGCGCCTGGTTACGCGCCATGAGGTCTTGAGTTGCTGTTTGACCGTTGTTAGATTCACCACGAAGCTGTGGTGGTGTGCCAAATATCTCGTGTAGTGATGCCGCGAGTCGTTCTATCTCGTTGACTACGAAGTTAGGTATCTGATTAGCCTGAATGACTCCGTAGGCTTTAGTTACATCTTGAGCGTCAACTAGTATCTTCTCCCAGGGTTCGCCAGTTACTTGGTCGGCCGCTGGTTTTGGTAGGGCTTTCTTGTTAAACACAAGTACCGGTGAGCTGTGCGCTATACCCTTTTGTATCTGTCGGCCAATACGGTCAATCATCAACTGTAGTGGGATAGTCTGATCCATTGGGCCATAGCGGTCAATCCAGTGTGTGCCATCATTTATGTAGTTGAATGGAACAATAGGCTTCTGTGCGTTAGGTAGGTAGTTAGTTACACCCTCAAGCTCCTCATCATATATCCAGTGAGGTGTTTTGTGCTTGGCTAGTACAACATCATCAAAGTACGCAACGTAAGCTTCAGTGGGCTTGCCCTCGATGTATACCGTTACCCACACCTTGCGCCAAGTAATAACGCTTTGTAGTTTATCCTGCACTTTGTCTTTAATCTTCTCTTTAGCTTTAGGGAACTTAGTCATTAGCTCCTCAGCGGTGTGTTGTTCAGTACCAGACCAGAAGCCAGGGTTCTTACCTTGCTTAGCTCGTTTATCTACAATGGAGTTAGATGGGCTAACGTAACGCGGTACAATATCTCCGAATTGACCACAGTTAGGGTCAAACTCTAGCTCAATCATACCGATATAGTCGTTGAGTACGGATAGCACCACGTTGCACATGATGGTCTGCAAGCCATGTTCTTCACCATGATAGCGAAGCATGTTAGTTAGGTTGTCGGCTAGTCTGCGTGACTCTGGGGTGTCTTTGGCTGGCATTACCTCTACCTCTGGTAGTTGAGCTGTTACGTAAGCAGATATGACCTGTTGCGCGGTAAATATTTCATTCTGAACGTAGGGTATCCCACCACCGCCTGTGCCTGAATCGTGCCAGTGATCGCCTACTACAAAGCGGTTGTTGCGTTCGCGCCTGTTCTTTAGGTTGAAAGATGAGGGGTTGTTCCAAAATGTACGTGAGTTATTGATGCGTTCATCTAGTGTTTTGGTAATCTCCTCATCGGGCATGTCGAGGTCAAACGTGTTCTGCGTTTCAGCTACACCTTGTTGGGTATCAAGGTCATCTACTTTTGTATCTGTATCGTACCGAGTGTAATTGTCTTGTGGGTTCATGTAGTTTTCCAATTAAAATAGCCAGAATTATGGCTCTGGCCTTTAGCTAAGTATATCATAAGTCCTTGCCCTTGCCATCAAGATAGATTATATAGTAGTGCGAGCAAGTGCTACAAAGTCGGGTGAACCGAAACACATTGAGTGGCACCTCACCACCGTAAGGCATTGCACCGTCTGATACGATGGCAAACTTACGATTCATAGTAAGCAGTATCTTACCGCAATAAAGGCAGTGGACTTTTCGATCTGAAGTAATCACTGTCGGGTCTACAATCATGGTAGTAAAGCGCGAGTTATCTAGTTCAATGTACTTTTCGCTCATAGCATCCAATCATCCTGTTCGTTTCCTCTGTTTAATATAGCATCAAGGCCAGAGTTAATCTCTATGCCGTTTAAAGCAATTGGGGTGTTATCTTGCTGTAATGATTCATGTGATCGACTTACGTAGTCTTTAGAGTGTCCCCCTGGTGTCATGGCTATCTGATTCTGGTAGGCCAGCGAATCACTTGCGTCATCGTTTGATGCTTTTGGGAATGTAGCCAGTTCTTCTTCAAGGTCTGAGCAGAGGTTTTGGCCGTTCATAGTCAAGTGGTAGACCGTTAGGTTGTTGTAGCGCGGTACTAAGGCCTCTATCCTGAGTTCCTTTTGCGTACCGCCAGTCTTTAGTTCAAGAATGTATGGGTGTACATTGCGTCTACGGCTCTCATCTTCGATTAGGTACTTCATGCCCTGATAAAATTGGTTATCTTCAATTCCTATGCGGTCAAGGTTATACTTTTCCCAGTTAGTAAACAAGAGGTCTAAGAACTGTTTGGCGCTAAGTTTCTCCCGATAACTAATAATGTTCCAGTTGCCCTCGCTGTCAACGAAGTTAATAGTCACTCCTATGTAGTCCTTGCCCAGCTTGATGTCGTCTTTACCACGAGGGTCTATAGTCATAACGTTATAGGTGTTCATCTTCATTACCTCCGAGAAGTCTCGGTATTGAATCCAGTCTGATTTAAACTTCCTATTCTCGTCATCAACAGGGTTTTGTTGGTAGAGTGATGAAAACTCATAAGGCCCCATCTCGGACTTCTTCTTGAGTAGCTTGCCTAGATTAAACTTATTGGGCCACAGGGCTTCGCCTTCTTTGCGGTTTTGGTCATCCTTTGTCGCTATAGCCTTGTACTCAATAATCTCCCAGTCTGTGTGCGGTTCACCGGCTCGTTTAGCTAGGTTATTTTCTTTAAGCACACGACCAGCAAGATCATCCTCGTGCCAACGAGTAAGGATGAATATGACCATTGAGTTGCCTTCTTCACGTGTTGAGAACGTTGACTGATACCACTTGTACCTTGACTCACGTATAACAGGGCTGTCTGCTTCTTCGCGGTTCTTAAATGGGTCATCAATGATACCAATCTTAAAGCCACGACCAGTTAGCGCACCTCCGACACCAACTGCTGTATAACCACCACCTTCTTCGGTTAGCCACTTGCCCCTAGCCTTAGCATCGGCTCTTAGCCTTGTCTTAAACATTGCTCGGTACTCCGGTGTTTGCATAATGTCTCTAGTCTTTTGACCAAAGTCAGTAGCAAGCTCATCGGAGTATGACGATACCATCACTGGCGTTTCGGGGTGCTTGCCTAGTATCCAGCTTGGAAACTTCTGAGTGGTCATATCACTCTTACCATGTCGAGGTGGCATAAAGAACATAATACGAACATCCTCACCGGCCA